AAGGTAGATTAAAAAATGCTCTTAGATAGAGTATATTTTTTATCGGGCGTTGTAATATACAATGTAGCAGTGTCTGTCTCACATATATCATATAATTTAATCCAATTATGTAGTGATAAATATACGTCGTTCAATTGTAATGTACAATATCGAATATGATATTTATTTTGTAATACCGTATAAATATCACTTACTGTCGCATTTGGAGAAAACATCTCCCATCGAACAAATTTATCGTTTATTACGAATATAATAAATATTTCGTCATTTGAAGAAGTGTTCATATAGTTACTATTATTCATTCTACCTTTACATTTTTGAAGATTTAAAACGCCTGGTTTAACGGCAAAAAATAATCAAAAAATGTAAAATCAATATTATGAATTCAATGTGTATAACCTATTTACACAAAATAGACATAAAAATATTTTGTTATATTATATTATAGTATAAATAATCAGTATATGCGTATGAATATAACATACACTGATTATAGAAATAACAAATTGTATAATCAAATTATTAAATATAATGTAAACAATGAAAATAAAACAAATGAAACTATTTTTAATCATGATACCATATGTAACAGCTATGTAAAAACTGATAAGCCCTATAGTGTTTGTGATAAAGTAATTGAATATATTAGTAGTAATGGGAATCTAAATTATAGAATCGATATTCAACCACAATTCAAAAGGAAAAAGTCTAAGAAAACAAGTGATATGGAAAAAATTATAAATATAGTATGTAATACGCTGTATATCAATGTTTTAACTGATGGTAGTATACCTAGTAGTATGAGTATTATGATAGATGAATCCAAAATAAGAATAGACTCGTCTATTTCCCTACCTGATATTAGTGTGTCCGTAAATATTTATGATAACATAGGAATATTTGATATGATAAAACTATATCAAATAAATAAATTATGACTGATGTATATACCATTTTCAAACATAAATAAATATATAATAATGAAAATAATATATATTTATCAATTTATTTGTTTGTTATATTTTATGAAATTGGAAGATACTAATTTTCTTTAGATGTCAAGACTTACAGTATTGCGTTCTGATTTTCTACGTTTAGACCTCAAAGGCATATTATCGTTTTGCATCTCCTTTAATTCACTAATGCTAATCGTACTTCCTTTCTCATCCCTATCATTTTGAATATTTACTTCCGTCTTTTTCACTTTAAGACCTGATAAAATATTGGAAATATCACTAGGTCCCTTCATTTCAGGTCTTCTGGATTGCTCTAATGGTGGAATATCACGACTTGCGTTAATATCTGGTCTATTTGAAAGAGGTACGTACCCTGGTCTAATTGGTGGAGGAGCTGACGTCGGTCCTTGTGTAGCAATTGGTGGGGGTGGTGATCCATTAGACTGAGGCATAAATTGTTGGTGTGGGTTATATCGAGGTTGCTGTTGCTGTTGCTGTTGCTGTTGCTGTTGCGGTTGCTGTTGCTGTTGCTGTCGCTGTTGCTGTTGCGGTTGCTGTTGCTGTCCACCCATCATAGAGGACATAAAACCACCTAATCCGGGATTCGTCTGTCCCATTGAGTTTACAGCAGCACTTGTAAATTGTTGCATCAAATCTGGATTTTGACGCATAATATCATCCATTCCAGGCATAGCAGATTTGAACATACTATTTGTCATATGAACCATCAATGCACTGCCACCCAGTTGAAAGAGCAGTTTTAATTCTGGAGCCATAGTTGCTTTTGACTTATATTTTTCATGTAATTCAGCAAAAATATCGTCATAATCGTCAATGTTTTCATTGATTTGCTCTGACCATCCATCCAATTTTACGTCAAATGGGTCAAATTTATTATTCAAAAACTCTAGACCTGTAATACACGCCATTAGCATTTTCCCTTGAAATTTTACAGCATTCTTCTTCTCCTTCTCTGCTACAATTGTTTCATATTCACCCTTCATTTCAAGAAGATTTGATTCCATATCATATTTCTTGGTAAGTTTAACACCCTTTCTCTCTAAACCTTCCAACTTTTGTAAATAAGTAAATTTATCTTTCAATGCTTCTTCGCGACTCATTTTGGGTTCTGCTTGGGATTTTGTGATATCTGGATTTATTGGAATATCATTAAACTTGCCATAACCATCCCATGTTTTTTTATCTTCAAAAGATTGCTCTTTAGTTGAAGCACCCAAATTTAAGGGTTCAGATATACTAATATTGTCGTCGTCATTATCATTTGGTTCATCTTTTAATTTAAAAGAACTAGAAAATATGCTAGATTTCGCAGTATGTGTAGTCTTTTTAGGTAATGACAAATTGTTCAATTCATCTTCTAAATTATTTAAATCATTCACATCAATATCACTATATGCTCTACTGTTTCCTCCGCCCATGGAATTTTTCTTCTTGTCGTTCATTAATAACTCAATCCCTGAACCAAAATTAGATGATTTACCTCCTATATTATTTGAATTATTTATATTAATCGTGTCTTCAGAATCAAAATTACTAATATCAATAATTTCGGGTTCACTCATTATGAATTAATTAGAACTTTTAATTTTAAATCAAACACATTAATTATATATAATTTTATCTCTTAAATACCAAATGCCTTGTAGAAAACAATCCGCTAAATCATCTTTTTTTTTGTGTTTGTGAAACATGTCTAAATGATTTCCAAATAATTCATTATTAATTAACAATTCTTCACATATTTCAATTCCCAATCCTTTTCTCTCGCTATATGTGGTTTTTTTAGAAACATAGTCCTTTAATTTGTTAGCCGCCGATATGAAATGAATATCGGTTGTCTCGTTCATTATAAAATATTGAGCAATCATTCCCTGTAGTGTTTTCATGCGATTTGCTATAGGGCTTATTTGATTTTCAATAATAACAGTATCTATTTTGGTCTCTCCATATAACTCGTCCAATGTTTTTTTCAAATTAATACCAATCTCAATTAGACTCAAGTCAGTTGTTTTCACCGTATTTGAAAATGGGAGCACGTATTTCTTTTCAAATTCCGATTCCAAGTATTCCAATAATGAGACTTTACTTTTCTTGGGGTCAAACTCTATTTGGTGGGTTATTAATGTCTCTTTTATATCGCCTATTTTTTTCTTTTTCAATTTCTTTATTTCCAATTCGGCTGGACTGATAGTACGACCGGACTCTTTGCTATGTTTTTTACAATAGTAATTTTTATCGTAGCAATAAGTTGCTTTTTTTCCACATGAACAATTTACTATGGCTTCATTACATAAACTTACTACATTCCACTTTTCAATTTCATATTTATCCTTGTTTTCTATATCAAACAAACAAAGAGCGAGATTCTTTATTCCAACATCAATACTTAATAACTTCATTATACCTAGATATGTGTTATTTGTTTATTTACTAAATTCAATAAATATGTTACAATGCTTATTGAACGATTTGCTTAATTCGGATTCGGGTATTTCTGTTGTAATAATTGCTCTTGTGTAATCGATGGCGCAATCATTCTTGCTTGAAGTTGATAAGAAGATAAATATACATTCTTCAAGTCACTGTCTTCATACCCGTATGGTTGAGATTTATCCATACATGATTTGTATAAAAATGGAGTATTTGAAATAGGCTCTCCTGTTCTTAAAGCAGGACAATAGCAGCATTCATCACAAGCTTCAAGTTGATTCGATTTTATAATAGAATTCGCGTTTTCTGTTAAATATTGTCTGTATTGCCAATTCGACTTGATGTTATTTTCTTGACGAAGTTGTTGATTGATTACTGCTCCAGGTTGCCATTTTGCGAAATTTCTTCCATCTGCCATAATCGGTGGGAAGTCGAAATGAATATTATTAGAACCAGCATAACATGTTCCCCAACTCATTTATATTAGGTAGAGAGAAAATGTATTTCAATTTATTCCTTTGTATTTTCTAATAAACTAAGTAATTCTTTTTTTGTCTTTTTTTCTCCCTTTTTAACCAACTTGCTGTCTTCTGCGATTTGTCTTAAAGTTTGTACACTTAGATTCTTAAAATCAGCAAGATATGTATTTTCTTTTTTAACATTTTCGACAATTTGTGGTTCCTCTTCTGATAAAGAACGATTAGAATCATCGCCTATACTAGAATCATCATCATCGTCTTCATCGTCTTCATTGTCTTCATTGTCTTCATCATAATTATGTATTTCAATAATTTCTAATATTTCTGGATGAAATTCTTCTAAATTATTGTCTTGTAAATGAATAATTTTTATATCATCATTATTTTCTAGTTGGTCGATTTCTACAATAGGCATTTTATAAGATAAATTCTTGTCATCATCATCACTGTCCGAGTGACCATCATCACTGTCCGCGTGACCATCATCACTGTCACTATTACTATCCTCGTCACTGTCACTATTACTCTCGTCATCACTGTCGCCTTCATCAGAAACATCAATTAACGACTGTTCATTTGAAACAGACTGATGATTATTCGTATCTATAGAATTTATATTTTGTCTTGTATGCGGTGGTAATTGATGTGACATCTGATGCGACATTTCCATATTAGTAATAAATGATTGTAAAATTCTAGCTTGTTCCATTTGTGCTCTTTCTAAAAGAGAAATACTTCTCTTAAAATAAAAAAATAATACAGATATTAATAAAAATACAACGCCTAAACAAAGCAAGGTACTAGGATTTGTTAAAATTTCAAACATTATTATTTAATCTAGATATTAATTAAATAATATGTAAACGTATTTTACATTTCTTTCAAAACTTTATTTGACTCATCTAAAATATAATCCGGATAATGTAAATCAAATAACACTTTTAATCCTCCTTTGACGTTAGAAATACCAGTTATAATTTGATATGTATACATAAAATTAAATTCGTCCGTCTTCGTTACATCCATGTGTTTATTCTCCATAATTGGTTCCAACTTTTTACACAAGTCTATTAGATGCGTCGTCAATATAAAATCAATATTTTTCTGATTTATTAAATACTTAATAAAACCATAAGAACTAGCACATGCCTCGTTTGGATTCGTTCCAGAAAACAATTCGTCAAATATACAGAAATGTTTCTTACCATCTTCTAAACTTTCAATTATTTCCTTACATCTTCTTGCTTCGGCTTGAAATAGACTATCTCTTCCGGATGTGTCTGGTATATTCAAATAACAATGAATATGATTGTATGGAGTAATTGTTGCGCTAGAATAGAATCCATATCCGAAACTTTGAGAGAAAATCAAATTAAATAAAACAGTCTTCAATATAGTCGTTTTTCCAGAAGCGTTTGGTCCAGTAATGGCAATATTTTTGCTTAAATCTATATCATTCTTCACCGGGTCACTATAAATTAAATAGGGGAAATATGCTTTATTCATTTTTGTTTTTTTACCTAGTTTACATTTATTGATTAATTTCTCTCTACGTAGTTCATTTAATCCGTTCATATGTTCCATAAAAGAGTTCATACCGAAACTAAACTCTATCGTATTATGTATGTCCTTATTTATATGAAATTCGTAAAAGTATTTCATTATGTATCCTACTTGGCGCGATTTTGTAGGTAGTTTCTTTATATCAAATTCAGTTATTACATTTAGTTCGGCTAATAATTTCATACAATACTCTTTGTGAGGATATATCGTTTGTAAAAACGGCAAATATGTATTATGCTTTACACAATAAGACTCAATCATATTCATATTTTCAATGGTGGACGTTAAATAATCTCTCAATAAAAATAAATCAGTGTGAATTGATTGGAAGTTCTTGTAAAATCGATAACAAACAATGGAGTTTTGGTAAATGGAGAAGAAATAAAAGACTACTGAAATAATCGCATAGACACGCTTTTCCCAAGAAATATCCTCCATTATAGTAAATACATTTCCTAAAGCATGTTTTGAAAAAATATTAACCAACACTTTGTAATAGCTCTGTAATGTTATCGTTATTCCACTAAATTTCAACATAAAAAAAGGCACTAACAGTAAAATAATCGGTAAAATAAGACTCAGTATCGGACTTACTAAATTATAAAGACTAAGTAATTGAAGAAATTGTGGAGAATGATTTAAGAACTTGAAAAAATTCATATCAACATAGTAATACCTGTCTGTGAAATTTTCATCGTTTTTTATATTTTTCCATAAATCGTAGAAATCATCATATTGTTTTTGTTTTGTTTCGAGTTTATCGTCTTTTTTCCATGAACCGAGTATAGATTGGGTTTGTTTTAAGAATAATTTATTATTAGTATAATATTCACACAGTTTATTCAAATTTTCAACTCCAATTTTTGATTTAGGTTTAATGATTGTTTCCAAGAGACATTTTCTCTCTTCGCTTTCCTCATTTAATTCCAATAATTCTAAATCATCGATTATATTATTGTCTATTTTTTCCTTGTTTTCCAAATAGAAAATAGGTAGTTCAAATGTTGAATTCATTAATTAGTATATTTGATTAATTAATAAATCGATTCTATACGAATTGATTATTTTATGACTTGACTATTGTATTACTCATGTACGATTCTAATCGAAGCAGGCAATTCATCTATTTGCGTGTCATAATATTGTTCGATTTCCTTCATTTTTCTAATGTCTCTTCTAGTAATAAAGTTAATCCCCATTCCTTTTCTCCCCCATCTACCAGACCTACCTATTCTATGGATATAAGTATGAATATCTTTTGGCAAATCGAAATTAATCACAGTACTAACTTGTTGAACATCAATGCCTCGAGCAGTCAAATTAGAAGAAATTAATACACGGGAAGAACCGGTTGTAAATTCTTTATATGCCTTTGTTCTCTCGTTCTTGTCCATACCACTATGAATACAGCATACTGGAAAATTATCTTTAGTTAACGCCTCACATAAGTCATTTACTCTATTGATACTATTACAATATATAATACATTGACTTACTGCTATGGATTCATACAAATCCTTTATTGTCTCATATTTATCGACATCTGACTCGAGAGCAACGTAATATTGTTTAATACCTTCTAGTGTAACACTCTCTGTTTTTACCAAAATCTTCACTGGGTCACGCATAAATTTTTCGGTTAACGATTGAATCTCGACTGGAAGAGTCGCACTAAACAATGCGATTTGAACACCGTTCCCTAAAAATTTAAAAATATTGTAAATTTGTTCCTTAAATCCAGTGGATAACATTTCATCTGCTTCATCTAATATCAACATTTTAATTGTTTTTGTGTTTATTTTTCTTCTGCGAATTAAATCATGAATACGCCCAGGTGTTCCAACGACAATATGTGGTTTATTCTGTAATTCATTTACATTTTGTTCCATTGAATGTCCTCCAATTAATAAAGAACATTTTAAATTCTCCATAAATGAACCTAGTTTTGAAATAACTGTATGAATTTGAATTGCTAATTCGTGCGTGGGTGCCAAAATTAATCCCTGTACTTCAGTTACAGACAAGTCTACAGTTTGAAGCATAGACACTGTAAATACACCAGTTTTTCCAGTCCCCGACTGAGCCTGTGCGATTACATCTTTGCCATTTAAAATAGGAAGAATACCCTTTTTTTGAATGGGGCTCGGTTTCTCAAACCCGTAGCTGTATATTCCACGTAATAAATCATCCTTTAAATTTAATTCGTCCCAATTATTCACTTCTATATTAGTAGGATCCATAATATAATCATATTTTAATATTTAAGTATATTCGAAACAATATTTATTATTTACGATAAAATTGATATAAAATAATAAATTTGTTAACTATATATCTCATAACAATGGCTACAGTAGTTTATACTATCTCGGATTTTGAAAATTTTAAATGGGCAAATAATAATGGGTTTGTATTACCAGAAAACACAATTGAACTAATTAACACCCTTTCTCAACAAGTAGGAGCTCCTAATTATGTGAAGACTCCGTCCTTTACGAATAATACTGAGAAGCCTAATTATAAAAAGAAAAGAAGACCTGCTGATGAAATCAAGTCAGATGATTGGCAATGTCTTCGTAGTTTTCAAAAGACAGAATTTGTCAAAACGGATGGAATTGAAAAAGAAATCGATGGTATTCGTCTGTTAATTAATAAATTAACTGAAAAAACCTATGACAAGATTATTGAAAAGTTATTTGTTACACTAGATGAAATCAATGATAATGAAAAATATGATGCTGAATATATTAATAAAATTGGATATGCTATATTTAATATGGCTACTTCTAATAAATTCAATAGTAATGTATATGCGAAGTTGGCTAGCGCACTACAAAATAGGTATGAATTTATGACCGATATTATTACCTTTAATATTAATGAGTTTATGAAACTATTTGAAAAAATGGAATTTGTTTCACCCGATGAGAACTATGACAAGTTTTGTGAGATGAATATTGTAAATGAAAAAAGACGTGCTATGAGTATGTTCCTTATAAGTTTATATAAGAACAACGTTATCACATTGGAATTTATATTTGACAATATAAAAAATATACAGAATATGATTGTAAATGAAGATAATATGAAAAACAGCAACAAGATTACAGAGAATGAGGAATTGGTGGAAAATTTGTATATTCTTCTTACTAATATTTCGGTTCATGTGCTAAAAACGTACGGTGATTGGGATGAAATATATAACAATGTAGTAAAGATTAAGATGGTCGATACAAAAATTTGTACGGGTATTTCGTCAAAAACAAAGTTCAAGCATATGGATATTCTAGACAAGTTAAAGTAGAATAATGTAAAATAAAATAAATATACGTAAAAAGAATTAAATGGAATTACAATGTATATGTAATGAATTCAATCGAACAAGTGAATATAACGACTGAACCAATTGAAATAAAAGAAGTAATATATGAAATAAAAGAAAATAATTATGTATGTGGTCCAGAGGAAAAAAATGAAGTTGATAATATATTGAATAACGATTGTTTTTTTTCTGATTTCAAAGAACATGCTGAGTGGTTTGATGATACAACTGATAATGTAATGTCACAACACATAGATTATTTCGAGAATTATAATTTGAAACAATTACATCACATACTAAATTATTATAATATTCCAAAAAGAAGGTTAAAAAAGGATGAATTGATTGAACTGATTATTCAGTTTGAAAATAATAGTGATAATTCGTTGATTGTTTATAACCGAAAACGGTTTTGGCATTATTTACAAGAACTTATAACAGATTCCTATTTTGGAAAATTTATTGATTTTGATTAGATAGATACAATTTTTATTGGAATTACAAACTTAACAGATAAAAAACATAAATACTTAATATATAATTACTATATAATGGTTAATTCTATATTAAATCCAAATATAAATTACCCCGAGCTTAAAAAACTAGACTCGGAAGATAAAAGTTTCGATGCTTCTATGTACGAAATTAATATTTTAGGAGAAGATATTATTATTGCTCTAGGTCAAGCCAAATATGCGTTTATTGATGACAATATTATTTATTATCCGATTTATTTAGTTAAAGATGATAAGGTGTCAAAACAAATTGGAGTATATGAGATTTTATCAGAACAGTTACCGAATATAGTTGATGAAGATGGAGATATCGATTTAACACAAATTGATGAGCCACTATTATACAAATTCGTGACACGTGAGTTACTGGTTGGTGATAAAAAAACTTCTACGAAAAAAGGGAAGACGATGACAGTGAAAGACAACGACGAAGACAAAGACAAAGACAAAGACGAAGACAAAGACAAAGACAAAGACAAAGACAAAGACAAAGACAAAGACAAAGACCTAGATGAGCCGTCGGCAGACAAAGATGAGCCGTCGGCAGACAAAGATGAGCCGTCGGCAGACTCAGACCAAGAGAGTGAAACCATATTACCTCTACAAACTTCCGATGAAATGGAAAAAGAAAGTAAAGAGTATATATTGGAAAAAGGACAACCTTGGGTACAAGAATTTTTAAAGAGCAATTCATACCAGTTGGTAGATAATGAGGGAGATGGCGATTGTTTATTTGCTGTGATACGAGACGCATTTAAATCCGTAGATAAAGACATAAGCGTTATGGAATTAAGACGAAAACTGTCTGACGAAGTCACATCAGAATTATATGAAAATTATAAAGAAAAATATAAAATGTTTGTTAGTGCGGTTCAAGATGGGGAGTCTGCGATGAAGGAACTCAGTAAATTAAATAATGAGTTAAGAGATAGATTACGAAATTCCAAAGAACGTGATGAACAACTAAAAATAGTCGAAAATGCCAAAGAAGTAGCTACCAAATATAAATTAATGAAATCTGAAACAAAAATATCAAAAGAATTGATGACTGAATTTAAATTTATGAAAAAAGTCCATTCAGTTGAAGATTTGAAAAAGGTAATTAAAACATGTGAATTCTGGGCAGATACCTGGTCGATTTCTACATTGGAACGTGTTTTGAATGTTAAATTAGTAATATTTTCAAGTGAAGCATGGAAAGCAGGAGACAAAAATAATGTATTACAGTGTGGCCAATTAAATGACCCTATTTTAGAAGATATCGGAACATTTGAACCGGCCTACTATATATTACTTGATTACACTGGCGTTCATTATAAATTAATTACATATAAACATCATAGAATATTTACTTTCAAACAGGTTCCGTATGCGATTAAATTGGATGTTGCTAAAAACTGTTTACAGGGAACATCCGGACCCTATAAAATTATTCCTCAGTTCAAATTGTTTAACGATGAATTGGGCATTGATGAACCTATTGAATTAGACGTGGATGTAATTAAAGAAAAAGAAAATACTCTATACGATAACTCGATTGTATTTCAGTTCTATAATAAATCAAATGATAAACCATTACCTGGGAAAGGTAGTGGAGAGAAAATACCAATAGAAAGGATTAAAGAATTCTCACAATTGGCTGATATAAATGAATGGAGAAGGAAACTAGACAATGAATATGTAGCACTATTCGAATTAGACGGTCATAAGTGGAAGACAGTAGAACATTATTATCAAGCAAATAAATTTAAAAATACGAACCCTGATTTTTACTTGTATTTCTCTCTAGACAGTGGTTCTAAGATATCTGAAGATGTTGAATTAGCAAGAGTTGCTGGTTCTAAAACAGGAAAACATAAAGGAGAAATATTAAGGTCAAAGGATATTAAAATAGACCCAAGTTTTTATGGAGGAAACGAGGAAACATTATTAGAAAATGGAATATATGCTAAATTTAGTCAAGATAAAACTGATTTAAAACAAGCTTTACTACAAACTAAAAAGGCAAAACTACAGCATTATAAAAAGGGTATGGAGCCCGAAATAGCAAATTCATTAATGCTTGTTCGAAGTAGATTGAGTATTGAATAATAAACCAAACATAAATGGTTTCAAATAAATTAAAAATTTAATATTAAAAATATTTATATTTATATATTAAATGACTGGACTCAATTATGATTATTTGACAAATAATAGTATTAATAATAAGAGAATTAATAAAATCTTATATGATTTCTATGATTATATCGTTGAATCGGATGAATATGTTTCAAAAAAAACAAAAGGAAAATATTTTAATTATACAACAACCAAAATCCAGATGATTACACAAATACCCAAACCATCTATGTATGATAGTCATTTTTTTCCAAAACATATTCAACAGTTTGTAGAGGACAATGCGACATACAATTTACAATTTACATGTAAAATAAAAGGTAGATTGATTAACGTGTATGTTGTATTAACAGAAGAAATGAAACCATCCGAAATAGTAGTATTACATAAACACATTCATATGATGTATATGTGGCTTTATATTCTGGATGAATATTCTAGTAAAAAATGTTCGAAAACATTATCAGTATATATATACCTTACATCGTTCGAAAAACAATTACCCAATAACCAGTTAGTTATTTTAAATACAGAACATATAAATAGTGCTTACACTACTGGGTGTAAAGAAAATACAGAGATTGTGTTATATCGAAGTGAAGAATGGTTCAAAGTATTTATTCATGAAACATTTCATAATTTCGGTTTGGATTTTTCTGATATGAATTTACATATGGTGAATAAAAAACTCAAAGACTTGTTTAATGTGAATATTGAATTTAATTTATACGAAAGCTATTGTGAATTTTGGGCTAGAACTATAAATACTATGATTTATACATATATGTCTCTTCAATCAACACATAATATAAATTTTAAAACGTTTACTCATTCTTTTAAAATAAATATGGAAAATGAATCTAAACATTCTCTAATTCAAGCATTAAAAATATTACATTTTATGGATTTAAAATACAAATTAATAACAGATAAAACTAGCGATAATATTGGTATATGTAATTATCTGTATAAGGAGAAAACGTCCGTATTTAGTTATTATATAATTACTAGTTTGTTGATGAATAATTATAGTGAGTTTTTGATTTGGTGTTCTACAAATAACAATTTATTAATTCAATTCAAAAAAACGCCTAGTAATTTGGACTCGTATTTAGAATTTATATACAAATGTTGTAAAAATTCATATATTAACAAAAATATAGTTGCTATTGAAAAATCGTTTTTAAAAGGTGGATATACTATGTCTCGAACGTTAAGAATGACATATAATAACATTCAAGATGTATTGATGTAAAATTAAATAAAAATTGATTATGTTAATGTTGTCGTTATTTGTGATAATTATAATATACATAAATGGGTATTAAATATCTAAATAAATATTTACAGACTAACTGTAGCAACTCAATAAAACAAATCAGTTTAAATGACTTGCGTGGTAAAAAAATAGTAATCGATACAAGTATATATTTGTATCGATTCATAGGAGAGAATGTTCTACTTGAAAACTTTTATTTGATGATATCAATATTCCGAGAATATAATATTATCCCATTATTTGTATTTGACGGAAAACCACCAAAAGAAAAGAATGAATTGTTACAACAACGAAAAAATAATAAAAAAGACGCCGAGTTGAAATATAAAGAATTGGAAATTAGATTACGTGATACATTAGATGCGTCAGAAGAAGATAGAAAGGAAATAAGAGATAGTATGGAGTCTTTGAAAAAAGAATTTGTTCGTCTTCGTCATACGGATATAGAAAATGTGAAACTTTTAATCCAATCATATGGTGTATCGTATGTCGAAGCTCCAGGCGAAGCAGAGAAGTTATGTGCTAAAATGGTTTGTAAAAACAAAGCATATGCTTGTTTAAGTGAAGATATGGACTTGTTTGTATATGGATGTAAGCGTGTACTAAGATATATAAGTTTACTAAAAAGAACTGTAATTATGTATGATTTAAAAAATATGCTTGTCGAACTGAATTTAACAATGAATGAATTTCAAAGCATTTGTATTGTATCGGGAACAGATTATAATATTGATAATGAGACCACTCTTTTAAAGACAGTAATGTATTTTAAAAAATATAAACATAGTGATAAATTAGATTTTTACGAATGGTTATATGATAATACTACCTATATTAAAAATATATCTGAATTATATGATATTCAGGATATGTTTAACTTGACAAATATGCCTGAATATAAACAATATGAAAACCTAAAAATATTAAACGGACCAATAAATAAAAGTAATTTAAAATTAATTATGGCAAAAGAGGACTTTATATTTGCGGATTGAGGCAAATGATGAATTTGTGTAATGTAAAAATGTTTTTTATATATCAAATGACATATTTGATATATAATGTTTTTATTATATGTTTTTATTGTATGTTTTTATTGTATAATAGTTAGAACTTAAGCAGTGATTGCTGCCGCCGCCGCAGCAATCTTGTCAGATGCCTTGGCGAAGTGAGGAGACATATACTTTTGGAGGTTAAAGTATGTAAGGTCATCACCCTTCTTAAGCTTGAGAAGACCAGTAAGCTTCTTGTCTGCGATAATCTTACGACCATTCTCCTTGTCCTGGAGCTTGTGTTCGCGAATGTAAGCATTAATCTCACGAGTTACCTCGGTACGGGCCATCTCAGTTCCCTCGGGCTTTCCAAGGAAAGCAGCCAACTCATTAGAGATAAGAGTAGGCTTAACGAAACCAGAAGGGGCACGGTTTCCAGACTTTCTCTTACGCTTTTGGTTAATCTTGGCAGCAGCCTTGAGGTCACGAGTGACATGGCGCTCAAGACCACGGAACTCGGTTCTGAGGCTTGACATGTGAGCGCTTACAGCCTGAAGCTTTACCATAAATTCAGAAAACTGCTCAAATACAGTAGAGACAGCATCTAATGAGGCAGTTGCCTCCTCAACCGGAATAGAAACAGCCTCCTGAACAGTGGCTACATCAATAGGAGTAGCAACCTTAGATGCCTTTGATGCTGTCTTAGGTACAGCAGGAGTAGCAGGAGTAGCGGGAGTAGTAGCGGGAGTAGTAGTCTTAGTAGTTCTTACCATTATACACTAATACCATATATCTTTTTAAGCCATTTAACGCAATATATATATTATTTATGATTGGTTATCATCATAAATAATTCCTAAATAACAATAAGCAATATTTTTCAAAAATAATATTTTTGTGAATTAAACTAAAAAAGGTTAATGGGCTACGGATTGATATAGCCATGGTAATGCGTTTCTCGCGTCTTCGCTTACTAAAGTTAATGCTGCTAAAACATAATATGCGCCTAAAGAACATGTTTCTTGTGTGCGTCCAGATTTCACCAAATATTCGATTATTTTTATTGCCTGTTTTCTTAAATGTTCGTTATCTTGGGTTTGAGCTAAATGTAAATTCATTCCGATAAATGGATTTCCGTGTGGTGGGACAATATCCCTCATTATTTGTTCGGTTAGTTGTGCTCTATAATTCCATATGTCATATACCTCGCGAATAAACAATACAATCATATGTCTAGATAAATTTGTGAACCAATTACTATCTGCATAATTACCTAACTCATTTATATATTGAAAAAGTTCGATTATTTTCATTTCTAATTGTTTAACAGGATCTACAACTATTTCTTCCTCAACAACAATATGTTCTATCTTAGTAACCTTTGCTAAACGTAGATAACGAGAGAAATTATCTATTAATTCAGAATCAATGTGGGTTCGATTATATGGATTTAATATCTGTTTATTTGAGTAAATATCGTATTTTGATTTTTTATATATCAATCCATATAGAGAAGTTATATCACACCCATAAATGCTGTTGTTTGTATCTGAAAAACTAAAAAACTGGTTATATGGAATTTCTATTATCGGTTCTAAAGTAGCAAAGTCTGTATCATTTATACATATACTACGATCCCTTAGAGCAGGTCCCGCTAATATAATATATCGTCGTAATAAATATCCACGTATTAACTTCTGTATTTTTATCGCAAAGAGAGAATATTTTAAATGATTATAAATCCTATTTATTAGTTCATTCTTATTTCCATTTTTTTTCAATTTATAAAACCCACATATATCTTTTAATTGTGAAATCTTATATTTTTCTCGTTTTAATAACTCATAATCTGTCATTTCTAACGTAACAACTGTACTAGAGTTTATTTTCTTTTTTGTACATTTTTTTAAAACGTCAATATTTTTTAAATATAATTCGGGAACTTCTATATCTGTCATTAATATAATAACTATATATATATATTTATATAGTTATTATTCATATTTTCTCTCTTACCATATCAGTGTAACACATTCTTATTTGTTTTTATGCTTCCATATTTTTCTAATATTTCTCGTTTAGAGCAACGCGTAGTTCTCATTTGATATTTCTATATCGATAATACAAGTGTAAAATAAATCATATATTTAATTGTATATATATCATATAGTTGTATTTTAATTCGATTTCTTTTTATAATAAAAAAAAATTGATTTAAAGATTGAACAGTTATATTAGTTAAATACACAGATGACAATGAGTTCTAAGACGATTCTTTCAGGTGCCAGTTTTAATCCCACTTCCGATATTAAGTACTCCAAGCCAAAGGTTGATGCCAGAGGTGCTAAGAGTGTTGGTATTTTGAATGCGGGGGCTAATAGTGCGACTTATATTTCAACTCCTCTTATGTTGACATGGGGTGTGAATGAGTATATTGATGAAAAGAGTGGTAAGGTTTCATACGATTTGGCTCTTCAGTTTCCAAATGAAGAGTATGCCAAGGAAGATACAACTAATTTTATGAATAACATGATTGAGTTTGAGACTAAGATTAAGAACGATGCTATCGTAAATGCCAAGGAGTGGTTTGGTAAGACCAAGATGAGTGAGGATGCGATTGATGCTCTCTGGACCCCTATGCTAAAGTACCCCAAGGATAAGAATACAGGTGAACCTGATACTAATCGTGCGCCTACTATCAAGGTGAAGATTCCGTATTGGGAGGGTGAATGGAAGACTGAATTATATGATGTAAATCAACGCGCAATTTTCCCAGACCCAGATAATAGTAATATTAATCCAAAGGACCTTATTGCTAAGGGTTCTCGTGTAGCAGTAGTTTTACTATGCGGTGGTATTTGGTTTGCTAATGGTAAGTTTGGTGTCACTTGGAAGCTGTTTCAAGGTGTTGTTAAGCCTAAGGCAACTATGAAAGGTACTTGTCATATTCAACTATCTGATGAAGACAAGGAACGCCTTGTTAAGCAAACGCTACCAGATGATGATGAGGGGGAGCAATATGAAGAACCAGTATCTACCACAGTCGAGGACTCAGATGAGGAGGAAAATGTCAAGGCACTAGTAACAGCAGAAGTTGCGAAGGAAGTTGTTCCCGAACCAGTTAAGAAGGTGATTAAGAAGATTGTTAAGAAGAAGGAGTAAATCAAAACATAAAACCAACAAAAACAAATAGTAACAGTAATAGTCAATAGTAGTTTGTAATGTAACTAAATAATCATTTTTTATTTACATTAAGATGGAATGCTTATTTGTATTCTTTTTTTATTTCATTCGATAAATAGGTTTGTTTACCAATCGCACGAAATATTTTATTCATTTCTTTTTCATCTGATTCTATATTCATCATTGAATGACTAACCAATGTAGTCAGTTTTGTTTGAATGTAATCATCTGTTTCCCATCCTTCATTCACATCTTGCCATTTATTTATCATCATTCTTTGTTTCCTAGCAAGAGTCTTTATACCCAAAAACATTCGTATTAATTCTGTATCCTTTTCCCATATATTATCATCTTTCACATACAATATCTTCCTAGTAGCGTCAGTACAATGAATCGGACGATCTAATATATCTAACTGACTAAGTCCGTTGACTAACATATTTGTTATCGTCTTGGTCAATCCGTTTTCTATTGTACTATCATATGTTTCAGATGTAATAGGTAACGAATTTATAAAATCAGTCAAATTCATAGCATTTTTACAATGCTCATTCAAAAACATTTGGATGTTAAAATTTTGAGTATTGAAACTATTATTATTATTATTACCTGACCCAATATTAGGTATAATTTCCATCATTTTTTCCATAATATCCTTATTTGACTGTTTCATATTACACACTATTTCCGTTATAAATTCCTGGTTTTTTGACATAATTAACTCGACTAATTTATGGGTTATGTCATGTTTTTCAATATTTGTAGTTTGAGTATTTGTAGTTTGAATATTTGTAGTTTGAATATTTGTAATTATATTTTGTTGATTAGCATCATCTTGAAGTACCAAACATTTCTGTTTATGTTTATATAATCCTTGTCTAAATTTATACGTATTTCCACATTGACACACAAAAGTATTCTGGCATTTTTTGGCATTTTTTGGCATTAAATTGGTATCATTTGTAACTCCAATGTACCCATTCTTGTGTTTAGATGTATTTATATGTATATTCCAATTACTTTCTTTACTACATATAAAGTCACATTTTTTACAATAGAAATTTCGGCATGATTTTGGCATTAAATTGGTATCCATTGGAACTCTATATTAGAGTTACATAAAAAATGCCTAAATCCTTTCACATAAATGTATAAAAATTACAGTAACAAATTTGAAAACACCAAAAATAAAATCAGAGCATTATGCTCTAAATCATTTTTTCACGTTTTTTTCAATTCATTTTCCTGAAAATAAAAAAACACACATAAAAACCTTGTGTAATTTTTTAAAATCGAAAATCAAATTAGAAAATATGTAAAAAGTAAAATACCTACTATTATCAAAAACAAACCCTTTTTTTTTCTTCAAAAAGACCCCCTTCATATGTAGGTAGTCGTCTACATAACCTACATCGCCCTTTTTGGAATTTTTAAAAACGAAAAGTATGTAGCACAATTTACCTACATGAAAATCATGTCCAAAAAAAGCGAAATCCAAAAATCAGGAATGCCGTGCCTATGTTTCCGGGGATAAAACACATCAACCGAAATTTTTGGTGTGTATCATGGTATATATTGTAAAAAATAAAACATCTAGTAAAAATACAAATGATTTTTTTATTAGATAATAAAAAAATGTGACTACATTCCCACATTAGTAGCAATGTCTATGATTCCTATTTATGGTCCCAAAAATAGAAAATTAACTCCTTTAGAATTATTAAGATTACAGTCTTTCAATGATTCTTTTCAGTATGATGAAAAATATATATATAAACAGTTAGGTAATGCTGTGAATGTTCGAATGATAGAAAAATGTGCAAGATTTTTAATACATGGTGAAGATTTATTTTAGAGCAACAGTAAATTATACACTTTTTATTATTGTAATGATTGCCTCCATAATCGGACTTCATTTTTTCCGAGTGTGTTTTGATAAACAATGGATGTATTCTAAATCTATGATAGGTGAATTATAAATACAATATCCGATTTTTCACTATTGTCATACACATTATCGGAATGAATAATGGAAATTCCTTGTTGTTTTATGATATATTTCTGCCTTTTCTGTATCTTCAGTTCTTTAACTGGTATATAATAACACTTTGTCCCAACTGGACACTGAATATACTCTTGATTAATTACGTTAGAGATAGTTTCGTATAGGGTTATTAGAATATTATTATTGTCGTTGAGAGAAATGTTCTCAGGTAATTCAGGTATACATTTAATTACCAAATCATTATTATTATGTTTATAATATAGTTCGTCGTGCCACAAAGGAACGTAGTATTTCTCTCTTTCAAATTCTAACATATAAATATTATCATTCATTAAATCATCCAAACTAGGATTTAATATAACAATATTGTCGTTTTCCATTTTTTCATTGATGATATTCTTTATTTTTTCAACAGTTTCACTACTAATATATAGAATATGTTGATATGTATTAATAAATTCAAATATTTTAATTGCTCGTTCCTTGTCCATATTCTCAAACAACTTGACTGACAGATTATGACAATCACCTATTATTGTTTGTATTATTGTTTGGATGTCTGGATGACTATTTGTAAAGAAGGAAGAGAGAAATTCAGTAAATAAAGAATTATAATCATTCCCAAGTGGTAAAGGAATTGTTTTATTTTCTTCCAAGAAAGCATCCAAATATTCATATGATGCTTGAATCTCTTTGAACTTATTTGCATAGAAATAGTCAGTATCTGGAAAATGTTTATCTGGATGGTATTTTAATGCCATCATTCTATATTGCTTTTTTAATTCAACGAGAGAAAATGGACTAGTTAATTGTAAATGTAAACACGCTTGATTAAAATCCATGTATTTTGTTTATTAGACTATATAGATAATTCTCTAAATGATAAATAGGTCTATAATTATTGTTATAAAGCTGTAGAAAGGAGAAGGTTTCCAGATGTATTGTAGATATAGTTTCTGAAGAAATTGTATGATTATTGATAATTTTTTTCAATAACAATAAAATAACATTTCCAATTTCCATATCATATATAAATATGTCGTATATAACATCTCTAAACTGAATAAATTTGAGTTCATTTGGATTATTAATCAATTCATACAATTTATCTACATAACTTCCAGTATTCAAAGCAAACGACTTTGTATCAGTAACAAGACTTTTTATATTATATATTGTACTTATACTAGATTCACTGGATAGTTTCTTCCCTAATATTTTATTATAATTGATTCGCAGAGGTCTCGGAAGAGAGATTATATGAAATATATTAACAATATTATCAGGTATAAAAGAAACTCCTTCGGTTAATATAAAGTATATCAAATTTACATTTGTATTTTGTTGTTGAATATAACTATAAAAACAGTCCAGTAGTTCACTATGAATTTTATGAAAATTTTTACAAACAATAATTCCTGTCTTAATTGTTCGCGCTGATAAGACGTCTATTATATTTGTATATATATCATTCCATAATAATTTTGAATTACATCCTAATAGAGCCATATCAATTTCAAAATGAATATCACTTATTTTGAAATAATAATTTACTTTATTATAAGTAATCGTAAGTTTCTTCTCATATTTCAATTCACTTGGACTATATTTTTTTATCGCAAGTAAAAGTTGAGTATATTTTCCTACCCCAGAAGGACCATAAATTATAACATTCTTTAATTCATTTATCTCACTAGGAAATGAATCGAACTTTTTTTTTAAAGTCGGGTGTAAAGATACTTTATTTGCGGTTTGAATATAATCATCAAAATGTGTATCTAAAAATTTCATATAATGTATAACATAAACTACTATATAATCTTTAATTAGTAATAAAAAATTATATATAAATAAAAAAAGAATAAAGAAATACAAACAACTATATTACCACAATGAATATAGTTATAAAGGAAAATCAGTTTAATATATTAAATGTATATTACACTGAGCCTATTCAAAATATAGTAATGGAAAACAGTAATTTTATCAAACTAATATATTCTACTGAAAACTTTATGATATCCGGGTTATGTTTACTTTTACAATTAAAACATACTAACAAAGAAGATTATTTTAAAAAAATAAAATTCATATATGATGTTAACAGTAATAGCGAAATGTTGAATAAAATATATGATATTGAATCTAGTCTTTTAAATAAATATGGTAACCAAAAAAAACAACGAAAAATCTTGTACGAAACATTAAGTAGTGGTAATATAAAATTATTTCCAACTAACGTAAACGAACTAAATAATTATAATTCATTTGTATTAAAAATATCCGGAATATGGGAAAACAAGACTGAATATGGGTTGACGTATAAAATATTATATATTTAGAGCAAGTAGTAAATTATATGTATTCAACCATCTGTGGAAAAATATTTTAAGATAACGTGAAGAACGCCAATAATACCTATGTTTATAACAGATAATATTAAGATAATACTATTCAACTCACTCGCTAACGCAGCCATAATGCCTCCTTTTTGAGAATTATTTTTACTTTGCGCACCTGATAATATATCCATTAAATAATTAATCACTAAAATGGATTGAATTAATATTAAAAAAGAAGATACCCCAGAGAACTGATAATATTCATCAGCGACCTTTCCGCTATTAATTTGACTGTAAAACGAAATGTTTTGGAATAATATTAAAGCAATTATACTAATATTTAGAATCAACGGAAGCGCATTTTTAAAAATTAACTTGAAAAACCCCCAGACACCCTGCGATAGTTGTTCTTTATATGAAATCGCAAATGAACTAATTAATAGACCGAATAATGCTAAAATACTGAACCCATAGCCATATACCGTAGCCGTGGCATAATCTTTAGATGCTTGTGCGAAAATAACACGTATTAAGATTCCCATTATACATAAGAATGAAAAAATCTTAACATCATATGGAATTCTTTTAATCGGTAATGGCATTTGTTTGTTATCTATAGTCGAATCCTTTATAAGCAAAGGGTCCTCCCCTCCTCGTTGGACATATTTATTATTTCCTTTATTTTTACCTTTCATATAAATTATAGCATTATTTTTAATTTACAAAATACAAATGATTCAAAAATAATTGTAAATATACAGTCGAACTATATTATTTCAACTGTATATTGTCTAAATGTGGTAATATTCGTATAAATTATTTCTCTTTTTATCATATATGAGTCGATATCCACAATTTAATGTAAATAATCAACATCAGTTAATAAGAAGACAAAATACATATGTTTTAGACCGTAAATTGGTAACTATTCATAGTGAAGATAGAGATATAAATAAATGGCCCCAATCAAATCACTTTGAAGTTGAATTACCAGAAACTTTATCAAATGTTCAATCCTTAAGATTAGTCGAAATTCAATTACCAACAAATCAATATGTATTTAGTAATAATCAACAAAATACTCAATTACAGTTTTATATAATTCTAGGCAATTCTTTCTTACCAACCGAGGTTTATTTAGCTTTATACAACAATATCAATAATCCATATACTATTACTATTCAAGAAGGATTTTATAGTCCCGATGAGATGGCATATGAGTTGGAAAATTTAATGAACCAATCTATAAGTGATTATTTATTGACGGATCCGTCTAGTGTAAGTATAGGGGCTACCACATATACGAACTTTAAAGTTCGTTACGATAAAGTCGGGCAAAAAATGTTCTTTGGTAATACCCGTGACAACTTCAGACTACCTTTTAATGTAAAAGTAGACTACTCAGTCCAATGTAATTCTATAGTCACCGAACACCAATCTCCGAATGTTTGGGAACAATATACTAAATGGGGTCTACCATCTTATTTGGGTTTTCAAAAAGAAAACTATACTACGATAGAAACGAGTGGAAACGTATTGTTCAACTATGATACTAGTAATGTATGGTTAACTCCAGATGCGTCAGGTGTTGTTCTTCTTCCAGGGGCAAATTATTACGCATATTACATTGCTTCACCCAATACTATTTCTATTTTTGGTGACAGTGCTATATATATGGAATTTGACAAATTCAATACAATTGATGAATTAAAGCCTTATGTAGAACGAACAAATAACACATATCAGAATGATTACAATGGACGAGTGAATTCGGCTTTTGCTAAAATACCTGTAACAGCCAATGGTCAGTCTAGTCAAATATTCGATTCGAGAAACGGATTTTTACAAAATGTATCTCAGTATCATCCACCCATCGATAAAATAAAAAAGGCGAAATTCAAATTTCGATATCACGATGGACGATTGGTTGATTTCAAAGACAATAATTTCAATTTCACCATTGCGTTTAATCAATTAAAAGATGAAATCGCCAGGGATTACATTGTTCGTGTTCCAGAAGAATATATACTATAAATTTTATACGCTAGGTTAGGCACCTACTTGTTTTTATCTACAAACCGCTCTATTTCTTCAGATGGACACGTGTTATAATTCCCTTTAAAGCCTGCTAATTTAATAAACTTCGGTTTACTCATACTTGACGTTTTATAAAATATATAATG